ACTAAAAAAATCTGACATAATATGTATCGTCCTTTCAAAAACGGAATAAGTGTTAATTATAGCAGAGTTTTGCAAAAAGTAAAACTCTCCCCTAAATAACAGGTTGAGAGTTAAAAATTATTTACCACTAAGTATATGATTTATCTCTATATGGTTTATGTTAACATGTTTAGGTAGACTTGCTACCCATCTTATAGACTCAGCCATATCTTCAGCAGTTATAGCAATGTCTCTTTTTTCTTCTTGTGTATCAATTGTTCCTGGGCAAATTTCAGTAACTTTAATTCCATACTCTGGAAACTCTAGCCTCATTGTATCAACAAGTGCCATCATTCCTCTTTTAGCATTTGTATAGTTTCCTCCTGACCTGTAAGGAAACTTTCCTCCAAGAGAACTGATGAATATAATAGTGGCAGACTCTGATTTTTTCATACAAGAAACAAACAGTTGAGACAAATACATTGGCCCAGACACATTTATGTCGTACGCTCTTCTAAAGTTATCCATTGTTTCATTTATAATGCTAGTTGGCCCAGAGCCTCCTCCTGCATTGTTTACCAAAAGATCTAGGGTTATATCTTTATACTTGTCATAAAACTTCTTTATTTCGTTAGCATTTGTAATGTCCATCTGATAAACTTCTACGCTATCTCCAACGAGTCCTGAAACTTTTGACAAGTCTCTTGATACAGCAATAACTTTATATCCACTTTCAGATAAAAGTTTTACAGTTGCATAGCCAACACCTTTACTTGCCCCTGTAACAATTGCCGTTTTCACTACATAGACCTATGAAATTCCATATTGTTGTGAATCCAGTGAGATGGAACCATATACTTAAACTTACTCTTTACCAAATGTGCTGTGTGATAGTATGGAGCAGAAGATGGAAAAATAATAATGCTTCCTGCTTTTGGCTTAATCCCAAAATCAATTATTTTGCTGTTTAGTTCATCTTCATAGTCTTCGTTAGGTTTTATCTCTGTGTCATTGTTTTCATAATCTTTTAAACTAAAAGATATTTCTCCGCCCTTAAAATCATCATTTAGATACATAACTAAAGAGTATCTTAGTGTTTTATCACCATCAAGTTGATCAAAGTGGGGACCCATATAGGTTCCAGTATAATATTTTTTTATGTTAAAGGTTGGGAAAAGATTTGGCTCTTCATAGTCGCCAATAGATTCTGCATAGTCTTTAGAGACAGCATAAAACGAGTCCATTATATTGTTGTAAATAAAAAGCATTTTATCTTTATATAAATCATCAAGAGTATTGATAAAATCTACGTTAAATGACATTGTGTCTCCGTATACATGATCTTTGTCATTTGATGCTGTCCAAGTCTCCCACATTTTTTTGCCATCATTTGTGTATACATCTTCTAACTCAGACAAAGAACTCATTACTTCATTAAAATTTTTTACAGCATCTTCGTAATAATATACCTTATCGTGCAGTATGGTTTTAATCATTAGTGAATCCAATGCTGCGGAACCATTATTTTTTCGCCACTCTTAACTAGGTGAGCAGTGTGGTGGTATGGTGGGGATGGTGGAAATACAATGATGCTTCCAGCCTTTGGCTTAATGGCAAAACTAAAACTTTTATTTTTTTCTGCTTCTGTAAAATCTGGCTCTGGGCTTGAGTTCTGTAAAACACCATCTGGAGAAGCAATAGTAAAAGATAGTTCTCCACCTTCGTAATCGTCATTTAAATACATAACAAAAGATACTTTTAATCTTCCATCTCCTTCTTGCTGATCAAAGTGTGCCCCCATAAATGTTCCTGGTTGATATTTTTTAATTGGATATTGAGGAAACAGTTTTGGCTCATCTGTAATACCTTGCGCTTTAGCATAGTCTCTTGCTACATCGTCAAAGGCTTTTTGCAATGTTTCATATATGTATTTATTTTTTTCATCGGCATCTGGAGTTAATGCAATAGTCTTATCTGTTCCGTAGACATAGTGCTGACCGCTACAGGTTAGCCATTCTCCCCAAGGATCCTTGTTGTCATTTTCAATTGCATCAACAAGTTTCTTTGGGTCTTCAATTACATTTGTGTAATAGTAAACCTTTTCCTCAAGTATTTCTCTGTCCATTTTGTGTCTCCTTAGTATTTATTTTTCTCATAAAAACCTGTTACCTTCATAAATCCTACAGTAACATATCTTATGGGCCCTTCTCCTACAAATCTTACTCCGTGCTCATACTCTTCATTGCCTGGGAAAATAAGTAATGTTCCTGGATTTGGTCTCATATCTGAATTTTCTTTATTTTTAAAAAACAAAGTTCCGTCCTTGTAATCATCATTAATGTATAGTATAGCAGCATATCTAATTGATGGATCTGTGTGTTGGTCTGTATGAGACTTTAGTTCAACCCCAGCCTGCATTCTCTGCAGCGTTCCAAAGCCAGCAAGTTCTAACGATGGATCTGCCAACTCTAGAAGTTTTCCTAATCTGCCCTGCAGAGTTATGCTTATAGGCTCACTTGTAATGTTTAAATTTTTGTCTGCCCAGCCCTGAGTAATTTCAAACTTTCCTTCGGCAACTAAGTTATCAACATCGTCTCTTCCAAACTTTTCCATACAAAACCTAGCAAGATTTTTTGTATACTCTATCATCCAGTCTTCTTCTGGAGTAATTTCAATTATTTTCAATATGGTCTCAAGTTCTTCTTTTGTTATAAAATCTTCTATAAACAAAACATGCTCATGGAAAACCTCAGTTTTATAACCAGCATTATCAAACTCTTTTTTTAAAAAAACTTCCATTTATAATTCCTCAGCCTTATATTTATTTCCATCAGCATCAAGTTTCCACCCTTGTTTTAATAGTTCTTGCCATTCTGCTCTTTCAATTTCTTGCTTGGCTCTAGTCTCTTTCATTTCTGCTGCCCAAGCATCCCTTAATTCTTGTGGGTATGCATCTTCTTCACGATCATCCCAGAATGAGCCAATGGTATATCTAACTCCTTTTGTTATTAACGTTACTTCGTGCATATTATTAAATCCCCCGTCAAATGCAGCAAGCATTCCAACTTTGGGCTGTAGACTTATGTCTTGATCTGGGAACTGCAACATTCCACCTTCAAAATCATCGTTCAAATATAAAAATGCCGCATACCTGCTTCTTGTAAAAGCACCAGAGTGGCCATGCTCATCGGTGTTGTCAGAATGCTTTCTTGCGTATGCTCCTGGCTCCCACTTTTGTGTGTGGTATCCAATTTGAGAAATTATTTTTGGATCAAGATCGTGAACACTTGCAACAGCATTTATAATTCCTTGCTTTATTTGTGAAAATACATCGCTTGGCAATCCTTCATTTTCTACATGCTCATCATTGTCTTGTGGCAGTACTGAAGAATAAGACTCATAGAAAGATATGGGCATCCAAGTAATCAACCCAAGTTCTGCATGTTTATCTAAAACCTTTACAAGTTTTGCAGCAGTATCTGCATCAATAAAGTTTTCATAAACAACTATATCTTTAGTTATTCTATTTTTGTTTTCTAGATTCATTTTATCCTTCTTTCTTTTTCGGCACTCCACTTATTTGGATTTGCAATTCTAAAACTTTCCAAAATTCCTGGCTGCATTTCTTCCCATTTTTCTTTGCCATATTTTTCTTCATTTTCAAACCAATCAGGACTTCCCAAAGAATATTTCATCCAATACATTCTTGCTAAGTATTTTGATTTTTTATATGAAGGCATGACTCCATGAAGATATATAGAATTTTCAGACATCAAAAGTTCTGGATGACCAGAAGGAAAAACAACAATATCTCCAGCCTCTGGCTTATACATATATGCTTCTCCATTTGCTATGAAATCAATTTCTCCACCTTCGTAGTCATCATTAAAATATGTTAAAGCAGTAATTGCAAATTTATGTCCTGGGCTTATAATTGGCTCTCGTATATAGTCTGTATGATATGTCATTGCTATATCATCCTCAACATTTTCATGATATCTTGCTATTGATGGACCGCTAGTTTGCCACTCTTTTACATAATTCCCGCTTTTATCTTTAATATTTGGAACAATTTTATTTTTATCAAAATCAACATTGTTTTTTAAAGCATAGTCTTTTGTTACTCTATAAAAATTATCAAACATTTCTAAAAGAATATCTTTGTGTGTCTTTTCTTTTTCTGTTTTTGTTTCTATTTTTTCTATTTCTTCAGGTGGCAACATATTTTCAAAATTTTTAAAAGTTGGAGAAATATACTCACCAAAGTGTGACCACTTTGTCCAAGGACTTAAAAGTCCATCTACTCCGTCAGATTCTTTTAGAGTCTTATATACTAGGTCAATGTCTTTATAAAGATTTTTATACACAAAGATTTTTGGATATATTTCGATTGGATTAAGAGTTTCTGACACCATTGCTATCACGGCTTCCTGTCTCCAGTGTGTTCTGTAATCTCCCAGAAGAATGGACAGGTATATCTAATACCACTTTTAATTTCTGTTACTCCGTGGATATAGTTTTTATCCCCTGGGAAAAAATATGCTGCACCTTTCTTTGGTTTAAACTGAACCCCTTGCAGTGGGAAGTATAACTCTCCACCTTCATAGTCTTCGTTTAAATAAAAAAGACTGGAAAGATCGTAGTTTGGAAAGTCATTTGGAAGTCCTGCGTCTGGGCCTTCGTGCAGTTCTTTATCTGCATGTGGTCTTTGAAGTTGCCCTGGAAGCCATCTAACAATAGTTGTGCCAGTAGGGATAACCTTTACTTTGTAAAAGTCCTCAACGATTGGCTTTAGTCTTTCAAACAGCCCTGCAATAACAGGAGCAATTGCTGGATCGTTTTTATCTAATGTAGGACTAGTAGCAACTCTGTCTTTCCAATAACTTGCTTCATATACAACAGTTCCATTTTCATTAACATGGCTTTCGGTAACATCCCAAATTGTTAATGACTTTGCAGCCTTTTCTAGAAACTCTATTTCTTGTTCTGTCATAAAGTTTTCTAACTCTACAATCATATCTTTACTATTGCCAAACCAGCCAGAAGGTGTAATTGATGGCTTTCTTTGAACTACTTTATATTCTTCCATACTCATATTATATCACCGCTTATGCCGTCTTCTACATAAAGTTTTAAAGTTTTTACTTCATGACGACCTATGCTTTCTTCTTTTTCATTAACAGCATCTCTATACCAGTCAGTCCATTTCCCGCTAGAATTAATGACTTGTGCTGCGTTTCCATATTCAATATTAGCATTTTGTCTTAAACCATTATCATCTCTGTACTCTACAATTTTTATTGTGCTATTATTTAAATTAGTTAAAGATATAGGAATTATGGTTGCTATTGGAGTACCTGCTTTTATTACTACTCGCTCATTTGCCTTTTTTGCTTTAATGGCTAGTGGCAGAGGATTATCGTAGAATGATGTGCTAATTAAATTGGACATTGTTTCAAAATCTTCATTAAAATAATTAACTGGATTGATAGTAAGAATGCTTACGTCTTCGTCAGTTCTAAAAACCAATCCAGTATTTAAACTAATTGAAGACTGTCCTCTTCCAGCATATGAACCTTCTGGACTAAATATCTGAATATGTTTATCTGTTTGATCATTTATTCCGTCCCAAATAAACTCAATATCTTCTGAACAGGAAAGGCTCCACCCAACAACATTTGCTTGTGTTACTGGAAAGCATCTATATGCATGGTTCTCTGATGTAGCATCCATCCAATCTCTTTTAATAGACATTGGAGAAATTACAAAAGGTTTGCCTGCCATTTTTTCTACAGATATATTAAACACTATTCATTTTCCCATTTTGGATCATACATATCTGGAGTGTGAAATTTTCTGCTATAGTCTAACATAGTTACAATTGAATACTTTGTTCCAGAATGAACTGGCATAGCCTGATGAGGATACATAAAGTTAGATGGAAATATATAAAGGTCTCCAGCCTTTGGCTTAATGTTTAAACCTTGTAACCTAAAGAATAACTCTCCACCTTCATAATCATCGTTAACATATGCAACCAAGGACACTGTACAGTTATATGAGTATCCATGATCGTGATGCTCCATAAAGTGTTGACCTGGTCCATACTTAATAAAGTTGAATGCTTCCCAATATCTAAGTGGCATAATATTAAAGTCTTTACGATAGTCTTCAACTGCTGCAAACTGTGCATCATATACATCTTGCCAAAGTTCTTGAAGTTTTATTGACTCTTCACTTTTGTCTTGTTCCATATCAGTTTTCTTAAATTTAAAGTCTACACAGTCTCTATAATCAGGCATAAGTTGCTGATATCCAACATATGCTGGCATCCAGTGATATCTTTTGCCTTCAGGAGATAACTCTCCATATCCAGCGACTGATCCTAAAGTTTCTTCAAGTCGATTTATTACATCAAACTCTTTTTTAATTACTCCTCTATAACAGATAATTCCGTTACCAAGGTCTTCTTTTTCTGTCCATGATTGCATTTGTATCTCCTATTTATACTCTCTGCGTGACCAAACTTTTTTAATGTAAATTCCACCATCAGGCTGACGATAGAACTTTGCGTTATCTACCATTTTACCATATATAGAAGACTGGTCTAAGATCTCTATACTGTGGTCCCAGTTCTCTCTTTTAAAAGGAAGGATTTGTAAGTATGGTGTCCCTGCTGGGATTGTTCCTTCCCATCCCTCCGCAATAAAAAATGGAAAACTGCCAAGAAGATGAACTTTATCTGAGTCAACAATACCAGTGGTGTTTAAAAATGGAAGATCAAATCTATTCATTGGGGTCATAAACAATGCACTATATCCCTCTGGCAACTCTAAACCCCACGGAGAACTCCAAGCAAAATGATGCTGATAAAATCCTTTAGGGTGTTCAAACTGTGGCATTGGTGGTCTTTGAGTGCAAAAGTCTTTATACTTGGGATCATCTATTGTGACATTAATTATCCCCTGAGAATTTTTAGCAAAGACTAGATCGCAAGGAGTTTTAAATACATATCCCGTTGCGAATGCATCCATAATGGCAGGACATGCCTTCCATGTTGGAATCTTCCCATAATCGTCTGTGGTTCCTTCTTTTGGAAATGGACAAACCTCTTTTGGTGCTTTCCAATATTCTCCACTTGGCATTTTTGCAAATCTGTCTGCATCTTTGTACCAATCTGGGATTTCTTTTTGTGTAGGAACAGGAACAGAGATATCTTCTTTATTTATCCAAGGCCTGAAGGATGTAAACTTTGCAATTAGAGACACTACTTGTGTCCTAGTTCATTAATGTCTGTCATTACGACAACACAATATTTAGTTCCTTCTTTCATCGGCAAAGACGCATGCTCATAAATATAGTTTGATGGGCAAAGAACAATGTCTCCTATTTTTGGAGTATGAGTGTAATTATCCATTCTTGGGAACCTGATTTCTCCACCCTCATAGTCTTCGTTTATATAAATAACAGCAGAGACCGTGCAGTTATACATAGGGCCATGGTCTGCATGAATATTGAAGTGTGTTCCTTCTCCTTCATACTTAACAAAGTTAAATGCTTCGTAGTATACTACATTTATTCCCCAATACCGTGCATAATCATCAACACAAAACTTTAATTTTTGATATATCTCTTCATGCAAGTCAATTAATTCAGCATTATGTTCATCTCTTGGGCCCAGGTTTTCTTGTTTAAATCTAAAATCTACAGCATCTCTAGCCTTTTTAATTGGAACATCTGAATTAGTTACTTTTGCCTCTGACCATTTGTATTTTCCATTACCGCCTAAATTTGATTCAAGAATTTTAATATATCTTTCAGAATCTTCTTTTGAAAATACATTCCTATAAAGATTAATTCCTAATGCGGGGTTTTCAACTAAGATATTGTTTCCAATAGTTTTTGATGGATATCTATTTAGGGACGTCTCTGATCTATCTTTAGTAAACCAAGGCGTTTCATTTTCATCATAAATTGTCATATTGTTCCTTTGTTTTGGCTATGACTATAGTATATCACAAAAATCCTAGTAATATTTTATTAGATTACGGATATTTCTCTAGTTGTTTTATTATATGAAACTGTCGATCCTCTAATTGCAAAAGAGCACTTTACAAGAAAAACTTCACCAGAAAATGCTGCATCATAAAGTGATGCTTTTTCAGTACCAGTTTCTGTGCTCATTCTGTAAATTATTTTATTATCACATAAAAATGCATATTGTCTAGTTGCATCTTTTTCTTCTTGTGATAGTGCAAAAAACCCTGAATTTGCAGTTCCATCAAAAGATGTTCCATTCCAGGTAGCACCTTTAGTTGCTGTTGCTTTGTGGTCAGATATGTTCATACCAATTATAGGAAGACCTTTGTCCCACTCAGACTCAAGAGATACTCTTAGTTCTTCGTCAGTTTGAACTATCGAAAGTACCTCGTAAGTATCTGCAGTATCTTTAACAATTATTGCGTACATAGTTTAGATCTCCTTTTATTATAGTATAGCATATTTATTAACACCCACAACTTGTGCAGCATGATGGACATGCTTGCCAGCAATAATTTCTAACGCATCCACTACAACTGGTAGCAAATGTTGGTGGGAAGAACGGACCGAATTGTGGTGGGAAGAACGGTGGGAAGAATGGGAAGAATGGGAAGAATGGTGGGAAGAATGGGAAGAACGGGAAGAATGGGAAAAACGGTGGGAAGAATGGGAAGAATGGAGGGAAAAATGGTGGGAAGAATGGGAAGAATGGGAAGAATGGTGGGAAGAATGGGAAGAACGGGAAGAATGGGAAGAACGGTGGGAAGAATGGGAAGAATGGTGGGAAAAACGGTGGGAAGAATGGGAAGAATGGAGGGAAAAATGGTGGGAAGAATGGGAAGAATGGTGGGAAGAACGGAGGGAAAAATGGCGGGGTAGTGGTAACAGAATTAGATGCAGGAGAAACTCCAGAGTTTCCATTTGCATTTGTTGCATAAACAGTATAAGTTTGTGAAGTGCTTCCTTCTTGAACTACAGTTGTAGAAGTTGCATTAAGTGTGTTACCTTTTCCATCTGTAGATGCCCAAGTATAAGAAGTAATTGCAGAACCACCATTGTTTGGTGCGGTCCAAGATACTGTGTCTAAATCTACTCCAGTTGTTGCAGTTGGAGCAGATGGAGTTGCTGGAACAGTTGTTATTGTTGGAGCATTAGACGCATCAGAAGCAGCAGAAGTTCCTGCTGCGTTACTTGCTGTTACTGTAAATGTTGGCGTTGAACTGGAGGTTAAACCAGTTACAGTTATCGGAGAAGATGACCCAGTTGCTGTCTGACCTGTGCTTGCTGTTACTGTAAATGATGTGGCAGCAGGAGAAAGTGCGGGTAAAGAAAATGTAACAACTGCTGCGCCATTATTAAATGCACGGCCTGTTCCTACGTTTGTTGCAGTACCAATAATTGGCTTTAATGGCTCCAAAAAGTCATTTGACGCTTGGGACTTTCTACCTGATTTCTTACCTGCTGCCATTTGTATCTCCTAGTTTCTTATTGAATTTTGTATTACGCTGTCAAGTCGCCGTAGACAACCCATGTGTTTTCTGCTCTCTTGAAAAGAGTTGCAGATGACCATTGAGTTCTCAACTTGAGACCTGGTGTTGCATTTACAGTTACTCCTGCTGCTCCAGCAATTGTTACCTGACCTGTTCCAGTCTGTAGAATATCGAATGATGTTCCTACTGGGTAGGCAATTGATGAGTTTAGCGGAATTGTTAATGTAAGTGCTGAAGATGATCCCATTTCGATTAGATCATCTCTGTGGTCTAATGTTGATAGGGTATAAGATGCTGACTTTTGTGTAATTGGTGTATATGAGTCTACCTTTGCTGCAAGTGATGTTGTAATTGTTGAAGCAAAGTTAGCATCATCACCAAGGGCTGCAGCAAGTTCGTTAAGTGTGTTAAGTGCGTTTGGTGCACCATCAATAACTGCTGTTACTTCTGCAATTGCTTCAGATTTTGCTGTAGCGATTGCTGTGACTGTTGCTGTTGATACTGGCTTATCAGCATCTGAAGTATTGTCGACATTTCCAAGACCTAATGATGCTGCTGTAACTGCTGCAACATCTGCTGTGGTGGCCAAAAGAGATGTATCTACAATTCCATGTACATTTGTTGTGTCTGAGTTATGTGCTGACACTGCATCATCAGCATATGTCTTAGTTGCAATTGTTGAATCAACAGTGAACTGCTCTGCAACTCCGTCCCATGCAAGACCTGTACCTGCAAGTGTTGCCTGATCTACTTCTGCTCCTGAAACTGCGTCTGTAAGTTGTTGCTGTGTAACAAGGACTGTGGTATCAACAATTCCGTGGACATTTTCTGTCTCTGAGTTATGTCCTGTTAGATCTCCTGTAGTTGCTAGAAGAGAGGTGTCTACAATTCCGTGTACATCTGTTGTATCTGATTCGTGTGCAGATAGCGCACTTGCTGCTGCTGTTGTTGCTGTATTAACATCTCCTGTAGTTGCAAGAAGTGATGTATCGGCAATTCCGTGTACGCTAGTTGTAGCATCACTATGTGTAGTTGTTAATAGGTTTGCTGTATCAACAATTCCGTGGACATTTTCTGTCTCTGATGCGTGAGCAGATAGTGCTGATGCTGCTCCAGTAGTTGCTGTATTAACATCTCCTGTAGTCGCAAGAAGTGATGTATCAGCAATTCCGTGTACACCCATTGTATCTGTATTATGTGTTGTTATTGCTGTGCCTATCTCAGTTGTAACATCTGCTGACAAGGCTAAATGAGCAGTGTTGTTAATTCCATGAACACCAGTTGTGTCATTTGAGTGCTCAGACAAACTGGTAGTAATTGTAGTAATGAATGCTGGATCATCACCAAGTGATGCTGCTAGTTCATTAAGGGTATTTAGGAGATCTGGAGCACCATCAATAATTGCTGCTAGTTCTGCTGCATTGGCAAAATACTGTAATGCTGACCAGGCTGAAGAGCCGTTACCCATCTTAAATTTGTTTGTGTCGGTTTCAAAACCGATTTCACCTGCTGCTAATACTGGATTGGCAGCCGTCCATTGGGCTGCAGTACCTCTGCGCTGTTGCATTCTTGTTGCCATTTATATCTCCTTATGGGGTCTGCCCATGAACTAGTCTTATTATAACATCAATTTTTTAATTGAAATTATCTACTACACTACCGCCATCGAATACGACAGTCCATTCTGTTGTGTCTGGTCCGCCTGCATCCAATCCTATGCCCAGTGGGCTATTAAATGATCCACCTTCATAGAACTGGGATACTATGAAACCAGTTCCATCAATTGCGGTATCGTGAATGTGCTGTGGAAGATTGTTTGTATCATCAATAGTTGCCTGGGTATACCATGTACCATTGTAATAGAAGTTAACTCTATTCGTTAGAGTATCTAACCACTGTGTTCCGTTAGTTGGTGAAGAAGGAGCAGTTGAGCCAACAGCCATAGATCCTGTTAGGGAGTCTACATAAGCCTTAGTCGCTGCATGTGATGCAACAGTAGGAGTTCCTACTGTTACTGCACCTCCGAATGTACCGCCGTTAGTTACGACTAATCCATTTTTGACCTTGAAGTCTTTATCGACTGTTGCCATTTACTACTCCTTCTTCTAACTATTTATTTTTTATTACTTTAAAAGTGTTCCAACAACAGCGACTGTTGAGTCATTGTTGAGGGTTGCGACACGAAGACGAACATCGTTGCCAGAAACATCTGCTGAAACGGATCCAAGATCACCATTTGTTCCAACCATTGCGTATTCTGTAATAGCGACATTGTCTGATGTGTCAAGTGTTAGGATAACCTTTGAAACCTCTGTGTGAGATCCATTGGCAATCTTAACAAGGAACTCAGCAGAACGATAGTCTGCCTTAGCCCATAGAACTGCTGTGCTTGTGCTTGCAGTTGCGACAGTTGCCTGTGCTGCTACTTGCTTTGCTACTGAGGCAATCTCTACTGCAGGGAAATCTGGAGTTACTGCTTCAAGAGCAGTTACTGCACGAGCATCTGTGAAGTAAAGGTTTGTTGTACCTTCTACAAGGTCATCAGTATCAGAATCTGCTACACCGTTTTCTGCGGTGATGATAAGACCTGTAGTACTGTCACCTGTAATTGCGATATTTGTTAGTGATGCATTGAGAAGAAGATTTGCTGCTGAAGCCTTTGCACGAGCATCTGTGTGGTAAAGGTTTGCTCCTCCCTCTTCAATATCATCTGTGTCAAGACCATTTATTGCATTTGTTGTAAATGTCTCAGCATTAGTCTGTGCTGTTGAAGCAGAACCTGCTGCATCGTAGTTGATTGCAAGGCCGTCTGCGTAGTTTTCTGCTGCAAGTTGTGCTGCTGCTGCTGCACCATACATATCGTATGCTGCTGCTGTTGCTGCAAGGGCTGCTGTGTTGAAGTCTGAGATATCTGCTGCATCAAGACCAGTTACAGAAATTGTTGCTCCTGTAATGTCAATGTTTGCTCCTGCAGTTAGAGTATCTTGCTTACCTGCTGCGATTGTCTGAAGATCTCCAATAATATCTGGGTTGTCCTGAAGTGCTGCTGCCAACTCATTGAGTGTATCAAGTGTTGCTGGTGCTGAATCTACAAGATTTGCAATTGCTGTATCGGCATATCCTTCTGCTGCAAGTTGTGCTGCTGCTGCAGCACCCAATGCATCGTATGTACCAGAAAGATTTAATGCTGTAATAGCATTATCTGTGTAAGTATTTGCATCTGTTTCTGCATCCGTAATCTGTCCCTCAAGAGTTGTTACTGCTGCTGAAAGAGCATTAGATGCTGTAAGTTCTGCTGCTGTTTGTGCTGCGTTAGCCTTTGAAGTAGCATCTGCTGCTGCATCTGCGATTGCTTCGCCCTTAGCGGTAGCAACTTCTGCATCTGTTGCAAAAGATCCATTTAGGGTTGTAGAAATTTGTACATTTTGTGAACCATTGAAGTTAACTTGACCAGTTACATCTCCAGTAAGTTCAATTGTACGAGAAGTTTCAAGTGTTGTTGCTGTATCTGCATTACCAGTTACATCACCAGTTAGATTTGCTGTAATTGTACCCGCAGCAAAGTTGCCGTTAGCATCACGCTTTACGACCTTGTCTGCTTCGTTTGCTGAGGTGGCTGTTCCACCAATTAAATTGACGATGTATGTTTGATCGTCTGATTTCTTAGTAAGAACGTCAAAATTGTTTACTGTTGCTGTTGTGCCTTCGACAATGAGACCATTCTTTACTTTAAAGTCTTTTACTACTGTTGCCATTTTATTATCTCCTTAGTTATGCCTTAAGTCCTATACGGGCGAACCGTGCAGTGACTGGCTTGATCGCAGGATCTGGAGTGACTGTAATAGCCACGGTATTTCCAGTGCGAGAGACGCTTATGGTGCCAATATTCCCATCATTGTCTATTGTTCCGTATTCGCTGACTGATACATTTGCACCGTCAACGAGAATTGTTAGTTCGGTTGCATAGAACTTATTGTCCCCTGCTGTGGTCTTGGATACTGAAATAATGTACTTGACCATACGCCAAACTGTAGCATCAAAGTTATCAATTACAGTTACGTTCTCAATACCAGTGATTGTATTTTCATTGTTACCGTAAGAACCCAAGTCTGTTGCTTGAGCAGATGCGGTATCAATTAAATCTTCATAATTTTCTTGAGTAGGCCTATCTCCTGTTTCAAAAAGAGCCTTTACGCCTGAAATTGATATTTTCGCCATGTGGTAATTATAACATGCTTTTAATTATACTGTTAAAGAATATAGTTGCTGTAGCCAATAACCTGTAGAGGAATTGGCGGGGGATTAGTTTTAGAGTATCCAAACACACTTACATTGATAAACTGAACCCTAAATGGCAAAACCTCTTCTACTCTAGCCTTTGGCTGGAAGTGATCTATTCTTATTCTTTTGACATCAAGGTCTTTGATTTGAGTATGAGCAAGCCTATGGGTTGTTCTATAAAATTCTTGTGGTAGTGGGGTTAGGTTTGTTGTCATTAATTTGTTACATCTTCAATGATAACCATTGACCCTTTGGCTACCGTCCAAACTCTG